CTACAACAAGCCCAAGAAAACCCCCGGAAAGTCCAAGAAAAGCGCAGTTTTGGCTAAAAAAGGCAACGAGGTAAAGCTCGTTCGCTTTGGCGACCCAAACATGTCGATCAAAAAGTCACAGCCGGGTCGTAGAAGTAACTTTAGAGCGCGTCACAACTGTGATACGGCAAAGGATAAATTTTCCGCTAGGTATTGGTCCTGTAAAGCTTGGTAATAGTGATGAAGTTAGAAGATGTTTTAGCCAAGCTAAACCAGCATGAAGCAGAGTGTGCGCTTCGTTATGCTCGTATTGAAGAAAGGCTAGATGATCAAAAACACTCTTTACGTCGATTAGATATAAAAATTTGGGGTTTAGCTGTTTTAATTATAAGCGCCCCTATTTTTAGTAAGATGATAGGATGATGTTATGGGTATGGGAATTTCTGGCTCAAGGGTAAGAACAGGGCCAAAAAAATCAAAAGTCAAAGTCACCTACATGCGTAAAGGTGGCGCGGCGTCTAGTAAAAGCAAAGGCAGTAAAATTTGTCCTGAAGGTAAGGCGTGGGCAAAGCGTACTTTTGACACATACCCCTCTGCTTACGCTAATTTGGCCGCTAGTAAATACTGCAAAGACCCTAATTACGCTAAAAAATCTAAAGGTGGCAAAAGGAAAGGCCGCTAATGGGTAAGCTTAAAGATTGGCTAGATCAAGATTGGGTTCGCATCGACAGCAGTGGAAACATTGTTGGAGAGTGCGGAACGTCTAAGAACAAAAAACGGCCTGACCGTTGTTTGCCTCGTTCTAAAGCCAACAGCTTGAGCAAATCAGAACGTGCCGCTACGGCGCGTAAAAAGAAGCGTGAGGGCGCTAAAGGTAAGCAAGTCGTATCTAATACCAAGGCCGCTAAAGTCCGTAAAGCCGCCAACGGTGGAGAAATACGCAAGAATCACCGGGGTTGTGGTGCGGTGATGCCCGAGCGTAGAAAGAAGACTAGGTATGACTAGTCATGGACTTAGAACAAAGAGTTATTGAAGAAATAAAAGAATGGGCAAATCAAGTTCTAGATAAGCCTAACCCTTTTTTTAACGACATTCCGGCGTGTCCCTACGCCAAAAAAGCTTTTTTATCTGACAAGGTGGGTTTTTCGTTTAGTTACGACAAATCTATGCAAAGCTTATACACAGTTTTGTCACAGTTTGATGACACCTACGATGTAATTTTATTTGTGCAGTTCGATTTTGTCGAAGAATCACAAGAGTTTCACGATTATATTGGAGCGTTGAACGACGCCATATCTGCCGGTATTTTTGTACAAAAAGACCTGTGGGTCATGGGCTTTCACCCGTATGACGAAGGCGAAGAAGCGTTTGACCAAGAATTTGATTATCTGGTAGAGGAGCCCTACACGATGTTGTTTGTACAACGGCTATCTACCATTGAAAAATCGGCAGAAATGCTGAGAGAAAAAGGGTACTATGACCAGTACCTAAATGACCCGCAAACCGCTGGTTTGTGGGATGAGCGTCAAGAACTATACAGGAGACTTTGTGATGCCGGGACCAAAGGGAATGAGGAATGGTATGGCCAAGAAAAAAGCCAAGCCTGTTAAAAAACAGCGTGGTGGGGCCATGTCCGCTAAAAAAATGCGCGGCGGTGGTATGGCGATGAAAGATATGCCGCCGGGGATGAAAAAGGGTGGCGAGGCCATGATGGACCTCCCGCCTAAAGCAAAAGTACCGCCTAAGAAAATGCGTGGTGGCGGTATGGCGATGAAGGACAAACCCCCCGGCCTAAAAGGTGGTGGTAATCCAAAAGCAAAAGCCAAGCCCATTAAAAGAGGCATGGGCGGTAGCGTAGGTTCGGGTCCTCGCGTCCGCAGTAGCTCAAGTAAGCCGTTATAGCCATGGCTAAGAACTTAAAGCCAGTTCCAAAGGGGAACAAGGGGTTGCCAAAACTACCTACTGAAGTCCGAAACAAAATGGGCTTTATGAGGCACGGTGGTCCGGTAAACGCACACAAACAAGAAGCTATGAGCCCTTGTCCAAAGCCACGGGTCCGAGGTTATGAAAAAGGTGGTGGTGTGACTCTGCCTAGATCAGAAACAACCATCATCCCTGATCACGAAGGTCCTAGAAAGGACAGTGATTATTATGATTACCTTAGCTCTGCTGAAAAAGCGGGGTCGGCAGGAGTTGGAGCGGTAGGAGGTATTGGTTCTGGTTTAGGTAAAGGTAAGCCTGTTCTCCCGAAAAAAAAGCCTAAACGAAAAACTGACGACGAGCGATTGTTAGAAAAAATTAGAAAAAAGGCTAAAGAATGACTACGTCAGGTTCAACAGACTTTGAGTTAGATGTAAGTGATTACATCGAAGAGGCTTATGAACGCTGTGGGCTAGAAGTCCGCACGGGTTATGACCTTAAAACCGCAAAAAGGTCTTTGAACTTGATGTTGGCCGATTGGGCAAACCGGGGTTTGAATCAATGGACAATTGAGCAAACAACGGTTTCGCTTACTGAGGGCACTGCTGAATACACGCTTGGAGCATCTACCATTGATGTGCTGGACGCTGTCATACGAAGAAGTGGCACGGATTTTGCGCTGGAAAGGATTAGTAGGGGTGATTATATCAATATACCCACTAAAACGACCAAAGCACGTCCTTCTCAGTTCTTTATAGACCGCCAAATCAACCCTGTGTTGAAGCTGTGGCCTGTACCTGAAAACAGTACAGACACAGTCATTATTGACAAGCTTGTACGTATGGATGACGCAGATACGTTTACAAACACCATGGATTTGCCGTTTCGGTTTTACCCTTGTTTGGCCGCAGGTTTGGCGTATTACCTTTCAATGAAACGTGCCCCTGAACGCGTACAGCTTCTTAAAGCGGTTTATGAAGAAGAGTTTGACAGGGCCGCATCTGAGGACAGGGACAGGTCTTCTTTTAACATTCAACCCTCAATGGCTTACTCAAGGATTCTGTGATGGCTAGGTTTGCTAACGGCAAGTTCGCATACGGCATATCAGATCGCTCTGGCTTTCGTTACAAGCTAAACGAAATGAAGCGTGAGTGGACGGGCATGTTGGTGGGTCCTGATGAGTATGAACCAAAACACCCCCAGCTAGAGCCTCGTAGGAAAGCTGTGGACCCACAAGCCTTGTTAAACCCTAGACCACAGCCGAATAACCCAACCAGTGCTTTTTTGGTTAAGACCACGAACGGCATCAGCTATTTAGGCAATGGAAATTGGTCTACCTCTGGTGTAGCTCAGTTGCCCTCAGAGCTTGATGCGACGGACGCTCTGACAGGCTCTGTAGGCTCAGTTACGGTGACTACCTCATGAGTTTTACTTACGGTGAATTAAAACAGGCCATAAAAGACTACACGGAAAACGACGAAACGACGTTTACCAATAATCTTCCCGTGTTTATCCGCAATGCTGAAGAGCGCATTCTCAAGAATGTACAGCTTTCAGAGTTCCGTAAAAACGTAGTTGGAACCTCCACAGCGTCCAATCAGTTTTTGGATTGCCCTTCTGATTTTTTAGCTCCGTTTTCACTGTCTTTTGAAGTTTCTTCGTCCAAAATCTTTGTTGAATATAAAGATGTTAACTTCTTGCAGACGTTTAACCCTAACAGTAGCACCACAGGGACCCCTAGATACTACGCGATGTTTGATAGCAGTAATTTTATTCTAGCGCCTACTCCAGACGCCGCTTTGACAGCGGAGCTACATTATTACTACCGACCCGCCAGTTTGACCAGTTTGAGCGACACAAGTCAGTCGTGGCTTAGTGAAAATGCCCCTTTGGCGCTGTTATATGGCAGTTTGCTAGAGGCGTATACCTTTATGAAAGGTGAGCAGGATGTTCTAGCTCTGTACACTGCTCAATTGCAAAATGCCCTTATTGGTATGAAGCAGTTTGGAGAATCGAAAGAGGTGACGGATCAATATATGACCGGCATGGTTATAAGGCCTAAACAATGAACTTTGAAGGAGTTACACTATCACCGGGCATAGTCGAAGTTCAGACTACCCAACATCGTGGCTTCACTCCTGAAGAGGTGGCTGACCGATGCTTAACCAAACTTCTTAGCGTTTCTGATACGGCACCTCCCGCTATCAGAGATCAAGCAATAGCTTATAAGGAGCATATGAGAGCGGTTCTTGTTTTCTATATGAAGGAAGCCGTTCAAAGCGACAGGACTACTGTTAACAACGCTTTGCTTAATGCAGGGCACAAAGACTTGGCTGAACTTATCGGGAGATTATGACATGGCCTTCTCAGGAAATTTTATGTGTACCAGCTTTAAGCAAGAACTGCTTCAGGCCAAACACGATTTTACAAATAGCTCTGGCGATACGTATAAGCTGGCAATGTACACCAACTCCGCCAGCTTCAATGCGGCAACCACGGCGTATACAACCAGTAATGAGATTAGCGGAACAGGCTACTCAGCGGGTGGGGGAACACTGACTAACGTGACTCCGACCACCTCGGGAACTACGGCACTGACCGACTTTGCCGATCTCACGTTCTCCAGTAGCACCCTGACGGCGCGTGGAGCCTTGATTTACAACACCACGGCGGGTAGCGGGAGCGGAACCACAAACACCGTTCTTGTTTTGGACTTTGGCGCTGACAAGTCATCAAGCTCTGGTGACTTTACGATTGTGTTCCCAACGGCTGACGCATCTAACGCTATTATCAGGATCGCATAATCATGGCCTTGGTCGTTGCTGATCGCGTAAAAGAAACCACCACATCGACAGGTACAGGCGCGATTTCGCTTGCGGGTGCAGAACCCAACTTCCGCACCTTTGCTTCTGTCCTGTCAGATGGGGATACCACTTACTACGCCATCATTGATGACAACAACCTCGCTTTCGAGGTCGGTCTAGGCACCTATGCAAGTAGCGGTAACACCATAACCCGCACCACGGTTCTTGCCAGTTCCAACAGTAACAATGCCGTAAACTTTAGCGCGGGAACTAAAGATGTATTCCTGACCTATCCTGCGGATAAATCTGTAAACAGGGATGCCTCGGGTAATGTGTCTGTTAGCGGCAGTATAACCGCAACATCTTTCACTGGCCCTGTCACAGCGACTCAGGTAGACCTGACGGCGCAAGGTGACCTGCGGCTACAGGATTCCTCTGGCGGTCAGTACGTTGCATTGCAGGCTCCAGCTACCGTGGGGTCTAGCTTTACCTTTACCCTGCCATCAGCAGATGGTTCTGCCAGCCAGATTCTTCAGACGGACGGCTCTGGAAATCTCAGCTTTACCACCGTCAACGCATCTCCCAGCTTTACGGCAACAGCTTCTGGTGCGATAGCTAACGGTGATCCAGTAATACTGAACACAGCAGGCACAGTCAGTGCTGTTGCCGGAAGAGACGCCGCCAGTGGCTCAAATACAGACTTTCCCGGCTCGGACACTGTTTATTTGACGGGTGCTATAGCCTGCGTATTTGATTCTAGCAATAGCAAATTTGTTATTTTTTATTCTGATGCAGGGAACAGCAATTACGGAACTGCTGTTGTTGCGACGGTGAGTGGGACATCTATATCTTATGGAACTCCCGCTACATTTGTCAGCGCCCAAGCAGAAGACATGTCCGCCACGTTTGACAGTAGCAACAATAAAGTTGTTGTGAACTATGTAAAGGCAACCGATGTCAAGGCGTATGCCGCCGTAGGCACGGTATCGGGGACGAGTATCAGTTTTGGTACGCCAGTTGAGTGGGAGGCGGGTAACACGCGATGGACTGCAACTACTTTTGACAGTAGCAACAATAAAGTGATTGTGGCTGGTGTAGATCAATCAAATAGCAATTACGGAACCGCACGAGTCGGCACCGTGTCGGGGACGAGTATCAGCTTTGGCACGGCTGTAGTTTATGAGTCTGCATCAACACTTTATACGGCGGCAACATTTGATAGCACAAACAACAAAGTAATTATTGCCTATGTTGATGATGGCAATAACAGCCGCCCAACGGCGATTGTTGGCACCGTGTCGGGGACGGATATTAGCTTTGGCACGGCGGTTGAAATATCAACCGAAAATCAAACTAACTCCCTTCAGAGGGGTTTAGCGTTCGATTCAACTAACGGCAAAGTGCTGGCAACTTATGCCGCTGGTGGTCAGTCAGGAGGCAACTCGCAGTTTAAGTCTGCTGTGGGAACGGTTAGTGGCACCTCTATATCTTTTGGCGATCAAGTAACAATAGACAGCGATGGCATTTCTGGCGCTAGTCATGGCGGTCAAAATTCTATGGCGTTTGACTCTGCCGCAGGAAAAATGGTCATTGCTTACCCAGACGCAGGAAATTCAAACAAGTTAACCATTGTTGCTGGCACTATATCTGGCACAACAGTGACTTATGAAGATGTAGCTGTACACGACAACAATGGCACAGGGTCGATTACCGCAAGTGCTATTGACGCAAGCTCCGGTGCGGTTCTTACGGCCTTGAGGTCGGGTGCAGATAGCGACAAAGGCAAGGGGATTGTCAATAAGATAGGTTTTACCAACCTTGCCTTAAACAACTTTATAGGCATTTCAGATGCCGCATATTCAGACGGTAACACTGCAACAATACAGATCGCTGGAGCTGTTGATGACGCTCAGTCTAGTTTAACTATCGGGGAAAACTATTTTGTAACTACCGGTGGCACCATTGCTACAACCGGCTCGGTTTTTGCAGGCAAAGCCATATCTGCGACAGAGCTTGCTGTCAAATATCCAGCTCCAACCTTGGAATTAATCTCTCATGTTACGGCGTCTGGCAGTACAGAGATAGATTTAACAGGTATGAGTAGCGCCTATAAAATTTATAAGGTTTATTTTAAGGGGTTTCCCTCTACGGATATGGCCCTTCAGATACGCTTTTTTACAAATGGTGTAATTGGTACTTCTAGCAATACATACGCTTATTTGGGGATATTTTCGACTGGCGCCAACAATGCATCATCTTATTATGACTCTCCTTACAGCAACGACAAAATTAAGTGGGACGGAAGCTCTAATTGGAACGATCAATTTGTAGGGGAGATTACAATCAATGCTAGTCGTGATAGCTCTTATGGCGGCGTTATTGCAACTGGTAACCTTGCCGCTTTATACAACACAGGTGGCTTGCGTAACTCTCCTATAACAATGGTTCATAACAGCGGAACCAGCCAAATCACCGGAATACGCTTGTATCCCAGCACTGGGAATTTCGCCACGGGTGAGTTTTATTTATTTGGAGTCAATGGATGAGCAGAGAAAACCCACGACACAGGATGACTCCTCAAGGAAAGGTTTACTTTACAGAGGAAGAAGAGCTTGCCCGTGATGCAGAAGAGGCGGAGTGGGCCGCAGGAGCCAATGACAGGCTTGCCGCAGAAGAGCGAGAAAGACGCAACGCATTGCTCGCTGAGACAGACTACTTTGGTGCGTCAGATGTCACTATGTCTTCCGATATGACGGCGTATCGTCAGGCGCTCAGAGATGTTCCCCAGCAAAAGGACTTTCCTACGTCAATCAACTGGCCCACAAAACCATAGGTGCTGAAGCATGGCCTTGATAATTAAGGACAGAGTAAAAGAGACAACAACTACCACCGGCACGGGCAACGTGGCTTTGGGCGGCGCAGTTAGCAACTTCGTCACATTTTCTTCTGTCTTGTCAGACAGTGACACCACTTACTACGCGATTGTAGACAGCAACAACTCTGACTTTGAGGTGGGGTTGGGGACATACGTTAGTAGCGGCAACACAATCGCCAGAACGACTGTGCTTGCAAGCTCAAACAGCGGCTCTGCTGTTAGCTTGTCAGCAGGAAGCAAGGTTATATTTTGTGCGTTTCCAGCCGACAAAGCGGTGGTTGAAGATGCCAATGGCGCAGTATCTATCGAAAACCTGCAAATTGACACCAATGCCATTAAGTCTACAAACAGCAATGGCAACATACAGTTATTCCCAGCAGGGACTGGCTTTACTGAGTTATACGGGAATACCAATGCTGGCAAAATTCGTTTTAACTGCGAGTCCAACAGCCACGGTGTAACCTTGCAGGGGCCACCTCACAGCGCCTCTGCCACTTACACGCTAGAGCTTCCTAATTCTGACGGATCAGCAGGACAGCTTCTGAAGACAGACGGTAGTGGCAAGCTGGCGTTTACGAGCGATCTTCCCGGCATCACCGCAACAGCCTCAGAGATCAACATTCTTGACGGGGTGACCGCGACCACCACAGAGATCAACTATCTCGACATTACTACGCTGGGACTGACGGAAGCAAGTAAGGCCGTAACAGCAGATGCAAACGGCGTGGTCAGCTTTGATAATGGCACGATAGAAGAAGTTACGACCGTTACCTCTAGCTCTAACGCCGCCACTATCAACTTGCGTGACGGCAACCTGTTCGAGCATGACCTGACAGAAAATGTTACCTATACGTTCAGCAATCCAGCCGCCGCAGGCAGGGCTTCATCGTTTGTGCTGAAGGTAATACAGGATAGCAGTGCCAGAACGATTACATGGCCCACAAGCGTTGATTGGCCTGCGGCTA